TCGAGACAGCTTGCCCTGCGGCCATCGTTACCACCTTCCGAGAAAACCTGCCCGGGTCATCGAGTTCGTGTCGAATAATATCCCGAAGGTTATTACTTTCTGTTATGACTGTCATATCTTCATCCTCCTTCTTTTAGCAACGCGTTGCTAATTATTTTTTCTCTGCGCGTTTCTTCGCATTGTCCAGAAGCGCATTCGCGCCATCACTCAGCCCGGATACACTGGAAATAACTCCCGTTCCAACGGCTCCCGGTTTAGCCTGCTCAGCGAGGAGCTTTTTCTTGGCATCCTCAAGGCTCAGTTTATCGTTAATGAAGCCTCCCAGAAGATCAAACCTGTTTGTCAGACCACAGAGTTCAACCATTCCAGTAAGATTTGCTCCAGCATCAGCGAGAGCCTTATCCTTCTCAACTACGCCCTCATCCTTTGCAGTTTTTACAGCCGCCGTAACAGCCTCATCGACCTTGCCTTTAAGTTCAACATCACTCAAGACAACAGCCCCCTCTGCCAGTTTCGGTACATACCCCATGGCCTCAAAAACCTTGACCTCATCGGTTGCTTTATCTCCCGATATAAGGGCTCGTACCTGATCTACGATTATCTGCATATCAAATCCTCCTCTTCTTATTTGGTACTTGCTTGCTACCTGTTTCCACGACTGAACCGCGTCAATCAAACCCGCCTCAACCGCGCCTTTTCCGATGTAAAGCCCCGCCTCCTGCCCACGCACAACAGAGGGATCGAGTTTCCTGTTCCGAGCTACGAGATTAACGAACAGCTCATAGTCCGCATCAATCACCGCCTGAATCCTTGCACGGGCATCCGAGCTAAGTGGAGAATGAGGATCAAAATCATTCTTCTTCTCTCCAGCTTTTATCACCTCATACGCCACCCCCAGATTCTCGTCATATTTAGATTGGTCAACATGCACGGCGATAACACCTATGCTACCAGCCCCACCCGTTCGCGGAGCGTAAACCCTGTCAGCGGAGCTTGCCAAACCGTAAGCCGCCGAATACCCAACCTCATTGAGAACTGCAATAATCGGCTTCTTACCCCGAGCATTATAAATATCGTCTGCGAGGTCGAACAGCCCAGCCACTTCGCCACCCGGGGAATCCACATCTAAGATAATCCTGTCATAGTCATCATCATCAAGTGCGGCCTGAAACTGCTCCCTTATCGTCATGTAGTCAGTACCATCACCGAACAGCATTGAGATAATGTCAGGTCTATGGGTAAGAACACCATGAACCGATATAACAGCGGAGCGAGTTACCGTAGTCTGTTGTGTACTTTGCGGGGTAAACTCCAGCAATCCGGCCTTAGTATTAAGCGTACCCATCAAACCCTGAACCGCTGAGAGCTCAATCAGCAATGGGCTATGAAAAAACCGTAAAGGATTCGTACTATTCATCTGAAACACCCCCACCTTGAGCAACGGTTGAACTATAATTCACTCCTGTTTCTCGCTCCCGAGCGAGGTCTTCCTGTTGCTCACGGTCAACCTTCTCAACATCTTCACCCCGTTCCATTACCTTCTTAGACCTTGAAGCGAAACCAGCCTGCACCTCAAGCAAATCCATCTGAGCATCCTGATACGGATTAGCAGAAGGCCACCTGTCAGGAGTCCAAAGGACATCACTGTACTTCCGTGCGTTTCGTTCATACTCCCTAATACCCAGCCTACCAGTAAGCACCATCGCCCGTAAGAACTCTTTCATAACCCTACGGTTCATCTGGAAGATAACTACTTCCTGCTGAAACTGTGTAACGCGCCTCTTAAGAGCGTTCAGACCAACCCGGATGCTTGAGAAGTTCACGTTGGAGAGATCACCTGTAAACATATCATAAGTGAGCCCGAACCCCTTTGCAATATCGCGGAGCTGTTTCTTCATCCAGCCTTCATACATCGAACCGACATCCGCAGGTTTAGAGAACTCCACCTTAAGACCTTTCGGGAGCCTCGGGAACGTACCCGGCTCAAAGGCTATAATATCCTGTCCTTCATCATCCGTCCCGTCTTTCCTTCCGAGAAACTCCGATGGGTCTGGATACTGATCTGATTTCTCCTCTTCATAAAGGAACCCGCCGAACATCGCCGCGCCTTTCTTGCGTACCAGTTCAGCATCATCATATTGATCGAGGTCATATAGCTTTACAATAACAGAAGAGAAACCGGGTCGGCCTCTCAACTGCCCAGCCCTCAGAACCTTGAATACGTGCATCAAATCATCTGCCGGAACCCTCATCCTTTCAAGATTCCTTCCGAGGAACGGTTCACCCGGATGTTCCCTCCAGAGATGATAAAATTCAGGGATACCATAATCATTGATCTCAATACCCATACGAATCTTCGTATCACCAACCGCTACAGAATACTTTTCATCAAGATGATCGGCTTCGAGAACCTGTAATTTTAACGGAAACTTGTCTGTTGACTTTACAGTGGAACGGATGATTCTAATAAGAGACTCCCCAGCATCTACCAGCCCCCGGACTACAATACTTTGCAACCCATAAAAGCTAAGCCGTCCATAAACATCAGCCTCTTCACACCAATCCCGCCAATGATCTTGCATTATCTCCCGCTCTTTAGTGTCCAGTTTGTACCAGCGAGGCTTCAATCCTGTTCCGATAACCGTGGCTACATAATCATCAACGCCACCATCAGCCAGAGGATTATTTCTTATAAGGTCACGTGACCGACTGCGGAGAGAGGATAGCGTATTGGTTACAACTGAGGAAGGCCCAGCCGATGATGGAGTCCATGCACCCATCCTTCGCCCGGAAGCGCCACCTTGATATCCACTGGCCTTCACTGGGATTCTCTTTCCATGATGATCGAGGATTGACAGGTATTTCATTATAACCCCTTACGGAATCTGGCTAAGACATACTTGGGTGGGGTGGACGTTTCAGCGGAGATAGCTATATTTGCAGCCGTTTCATCCCTGAGCGCCCTGAGATCGGTAAGATTTGTCTGTCCGTACTGAATGGATTTGTCACCGAAGGTAAGCATTACTTTACGCTTCCCGGCTACAAGCTCTGCTATCGCTGCATCTATCGCTAAAAGAAGTGTTGCGTCACTCATTCAACCCCCCAACAAGAATGGAAATAAAGTAAACGTTTACTATTAGGGTACAGATTAACAGTGGAGGGAGTCCCCTGTCAAGTATTCCCATAATATACAGTTGTACTCAGTGGAATTAAAATTGATTAACCAGACACAAAAGTTGAACGCGCTCCGGGTTTGACTCTTCTGTTCGCCTTGGAAGGCTTTTTCTCTTCATCATCATCCCGATACTTCTCAGGATCGACCCAGTTTGAATTGATGTAATCATGGAGGGAATTCACTGATATTCGCAAGGCCCGGGAACCAAGTTTAATGGCCCTCAGTTCTCCAGACCCGATCAGAGAATAAATAAACTGCGGAGTACAGGACAGGATTTCTCCCGTCTGCTGAATAGTTAGAAATGTATCGCAAGTTTTTTCATCTGCCATTTGTCATCCAGTTTGATTTGATCGCTGGTTTAGCTACCCGAACCTTCTCAGAAGACTTCTTCTTTATGACCTCACTGGAGGATGGGAAAGCTCTTTTTTGCCCTGCATAAAACTTCAGCCCCAGCATATCAGCGCCGAGCAACTGAAGCACCTCGAGGTCAAATGCCTCGTTGCGTTTCTGTCCCTGTTTTACCTGCCATGCCGTTGTCGTCTTTCCAGTACGCCTGTTACGGGTCGTCACCTTCTCTTCTGCAGTCAACTGTTTCATGTAAGCTTTAGACACACCCGGATATAAATGCCACGAATCCAGCAAGGGCTCACCTTCATCCCGAACACCTATCCTACGCGCAAGTGCATCCTTCCAGTATCCAGTATCGAACAGCCATAGAGTAACACCTCCGGGCATCCTTCTTCCATCGGGGTAAACATCAATCTTCCGAGCAGAGTAAGGCGTAGACATAGACCCGGAAGCGCCCTTAGTGGCTCTAAGGAATTTAGGATATTTGCGGACTAAATCATAGACCTCCTCCGTTCTATACCCAGCATCTATTAAGCACATCCGGGGACGGTACAACGTCCTCCCATTAGCGCTCTTATACTGTAGCGAAAAGAGTTCCTCCTCGAGTTCATCGAAGTCCCCAACCGTAGCCTCACGGATTAACCATGACTCCCGTTCAAGCGACCACGCCCGTACAACGTATTGGAGGTAATATTTCTGTATATCAACTGTCTCAATCAAGACCACTGCATCTTCCGGTATTAAGCCCGGGTCATAATCTAAGGTAAGCGAATCAAGGCTTTCATCTATAACAATCGTCCTTTCATCTTTGACAGGTTCACCCAGCCAGAGATTTACAAAGTTAATATACTCCTCGGGATCGCCTTTGGTTGTCAGATACTTGTTCAGCATCTCCCCGAACATTACCCATGGGGAGTAAAACGTATTCAGGTGGAAGGAAATAGTCCTTGAATCACTCTTCTCTGGATTCAAAGGCACGCCTCGTTGGTCTATCCACTGACCTTTATCCAGCATCTCAGGCTTGTAGTAGTCAAGGATATGTCCACCACAGAAACGGCACTGATAAAATGAAGTGAAAAGTAAGTCATCGTAATGCTCTGGAGTAAGTTCACCATCCCAACCAACCCTCAATATGTTCTCATCTTTCTTTTCTGGATGAGGATAAAAGAGTTCAAGCGTCTGCATCTCTCCACAGAACGGGCATGGAACATAGAATTGGTACCGGAGAGGAGCAGCCTTATACGCTTTCCAGATATTACCTGTGACAGTAGTAGGAGTTGAAACCTTGACAATCTTACGATTCCGGAAGGTACGAGTTCGCTCTGTAGAGATACCTATCGGTTCCCCCTCACGGCCAGCATAAGCCGGGAACCTGTCTGTTTCATCAAAGAACAGGTAACGCACCGGACGGGTAGCTAAAGAGGCAGGAGAGTTAGCCCCAGCGAGATTAAAGACCATTCCCTCAAAGATCATCTCATATAAGTTGTATTCATTCGGGTCAGGGGAGCGGCGAGCGTAGATTGAAGGGATAGCTTCAAACATTGGTTGAATTCTATTCCGGGAAACGTAGGTTGCAATCTCAAGGGTGGGTAGCACCATCATCATCGGAGCAGGAGCCTCTTCAATCGCCCAGCACATCATGTTATACATGGCCTCCGAGTTATGCGTAGGGATGAGAGACTTCCCCGCCAGAAAAAGATGGTTATCAGAAGCTACCTCGATACATCGAACTGGTCTGCTACTAACCTCCCGGACACCTGTGATTCTCCTTCGTTCCGTCTCGGTAGTCCTACGTCCCTCACGGGAAGGGATTCGAGTAGCCTTCCTCCTTAATCTAAAGACCTGCTTATCTT